CTGTAGATTGATTTATCTATACCAGCAAAGTAAGTAATTATAGCTCCCATAGCAAAAGTCGCTGAGAGTAACATCGTGAGGTCAAACGCCTTTCTCTTGTCACCCTCATAGGTCTTTATAGAATCCGCTGTTTGTGTCCATATCTTGTTTGCCAGATAGGTGAGAATCAAAGAAACGACCGTGGCTGAAAAGAAAAAACCGCGATCGACGGCGAGGCGGGGAATGTTACCGACAATCACACGCAACACGTTTGGTATAACCATAGTGAGCCAAATGAGATTAAACGTGTAGTTGTCGATAAATTTGGGAACGGTCATGACCGAGAATATAGCTATCCAATATGCTATCACCATAAACAATACGTTAAGTGGTGTCTTCATTTACTGTACGCACAGAATATTATTTATCCTGGATGTGTTCCCCACAAAATTCTGTTCTGATGGGAATCTTCTCGTAGATGCCAAGATCCACAGACATGTCCCGAAGTTCTATGTAATTTTCCCAAAATTGAGGGGAGTGTTCATACTCCTTGACCGTGCAGTGTGCCAACTCGTGTATGAGAACGTGAAAAATCTCATTGGACTCACCATCAAGACATATAGCAATTTCACCACCCTTATTTGTATTGTATCCAACAGCACCATTCATACGTAGAATACCCGTGATTGGGATAGCTCGTACGATCATAGAATACTTTTCATTATTCGTCTCGTCTAGGTGTTCCCTGAGGATACGGTATTTCTCTTTGACTTCCTTGAGTCTTTGGGGCTCGCGGGTTTCACGGAGTATAAAGAGGTTTATGAGTATCAATAGAAATAATGCTATCATCTGTTATAGACAAAGATAAATTTACTATACAATTCTGAGATTGGGTTCCCACCTAGACCCTCCCACAATTGTAACCTAAACCCCATGTCTTCTAGACTAGTCACAAGATAATCCTTATAGGCTACAGGCTCTGACTTTGGTCCGTCTGCGTAGTATGGTGTGTCCGTCAAATGTACAAACAATTTTTCACCAAAATCCCCATTCCCATGCTTTTCCAGTTTAAAAAAGTTCCCCATCTCATCAACTAACGGTGTTCTAAATATGATTTTTTCCGAATCTGGGATGATGCCGATTAGGTGACCACCGGGCTTCATGCGCTTTTTGATTTCCCTTAGGGAACTCATGAAAAGCGCCTTCGAAGCAAATATATAGTGAAGCGAAAAGTTAAAACACACCACCTCAAATTTCCTATTTGGACAATTGTGTATGTCACCGTCATAAAAATTCACCCTCATGTGCATATTCTTCGCACGAGACTTGGCCTCCACCAAGGCTGAAGGCTCCGGATCACACATATTTATATTCACCCCACATTTGTGCCATTTTTGAAGATCCCCACCAAAACCACAACCCACATCCAAGATATGCTGTCCCTTCTGTGCAACAGACTGGATCAACAACCTCTTAGCCTCGTTGTGATTTTTTCGGATCACTTCCATAGTCCATACTTTTATCACCCTTTTAAATCACTTAGGAGTGCATTTGCCAACTGTCGTTGCCCAATCTTGAATCGACCAGCGTACATGTAATTTTTCCTAAACTCCTGACTATTGAAAAGCCGAACAATTTCATTCAAATCTACTTCCACGTGTGGCACAAGACACAAAAGCTTACCACCGAAGTACCTAACCGTACCCTCAAATGCAACCCTTTCATCCCTCGTGAGATTTTTCACATATATACATGGGTTATCTCCCTTTTCTTCAATCATCCTAATGTTCCTCGGCGCACCCCACTCGAACCAGTTCGTCTCGTTAAACTTTTTGATTTTTCGATTCATCAGGTGTGTTTTATTTTTCAAGAGGTGTTCATCAATCTGTGTCTGACCTGTCGGAAAAGTATCTGCAAAAATGAATTTTTCCACTTTTTCTTCATCTACGAGGATATCCATATTCCCAAAGGGAACTTTATACACTTCATCTTTTCCAGAAACAAGACCAACATACACATTGAACACGTTCGACACGACATCACCACACATATGTTCATCACTAAATGTCACGATACCATCGATTGTATTGCAAAATTTCAAAGTGTCATTTACATCTACCTTCTGTGTGAATACCCCCTTTCTGTACCTAAAAACTACCACATCCACACTCGCCGAATCGAACAGTTTCTCGTCGTGTGGAAACAAAAAATGTGTAAATGACCCATGTTCAACCATTTCAGATATGATCGTCGAAGCACTCGTCAATTTAATGAAGTCCGATGGAACGATAAATATTAATTCTCCATCATCATCCAAAAGTTCGTAGCACCTTTTGATAAATTGAAGATACAGATTTCCATTTGACTTCTTAACATATGGTGGATTCCCAATAATAGTCTTAAACTTTTCATCGTGGAAGGGGTACTTCATAAAATCACCATATAGGATTTCTTGGTTTTCATTTAAATCCAGACATGGTTTAATTGTTGAATCAATTTCAAAACATTTCATGGGGTATTTGTCGTCATGTTCTTTGAATTTTTTAAGAAGATGCCCAGCCCCAAAGGACGGCTCGAGAAGGGGGGCACCCAGGTGCTCCACATTGTCAAACACATACTGTTGAAGTCCTTCGTTAATTGTAAAGAATTGTCCCAGTTCCTTGCTCATTAGCTTTTAAAGTTTCATAAACTTTAAGCGGCTCCGCCCACTTTCTCATGAGCTCGACCATCTTGCATTCCATGAGATCTCGATACTCCTGATTTGTTCTCTCGACGTGTCCGTTTGGCCATGTAATCTGAAGTCCATTCGATGGATTAACCTTGATGTGTTGTTCTGGAATTTGATCAAAGTTACCAACCCAAACACGTTGCGAATTTTTCGCAACGATCATCAACCCATATTTTTTCAATTCACGATCGGCGGGTGTATTGATCAAAGTCTTAGCAATCTCTACGTTGTTTGTACATGTTGGGTCGTCAAATACATACTTGACAAAGTGTGCCGACCCGACCAGATTATTCGCTTGGGTGGGTCGATCTTCCACAACTTTGATGTTGATTGGTAAATCACCCATCCAAATATCACCAAGGTCTCGTGATCTCCCTTTTATAAACACACCCGGATGTCTTTGAATTAGATGGTCAGATATAATTTCTTCATCCTTCACACTATTCCGCCGACCATCAACATCCCCCGAGTTGAAAGTAAATATGTGAGAAGATAGACTCTTCTGTAAGAGTGAATATATAGTCTTCGTGTCATGTGTAATCAACAGTAACTCTAGATAGGTGTATCTGGTCATTTAGTTTATAGTAATTCACAGTTTTAAGTAACTTACTTAGGAGCTTAAAGTTTTGACACACATTAAATGTATAATGTCTCTTGAAACAGATTACACCACCGTTCCCGGTCAGATCTTCGCATGCCTCTCGATCATTGGCCCCGAGGCCCCCCAAAGGAATGACAAGTTTGGTATCAAGATCCGTGGTGCGTTTGCTACGCGCGATGAGGCTGCCAACCACGCCAAGCGTCTTCAGAAGGAGGATCCCACCTTTGACATCTACGTGGTTGATATGTACAAGTGGCTCCTAATCCCCCCAGATCCCACCAAGATTGAGGACGTCCATTACACCAACGAGAAGCTCGAGGAAATCATGTCTGGTTACAAGGAGAACCAGGCACAGGCTGCTCGTATGTTCCAGGAGCGCAAGGCGGCGATGACGGTGGGTACCAATCACTACGTCGCTGGGGATGAAAACTCAAAGTTTTATGTCAAGCCCGATGAAGCCCCTATCTCCCATCCAGCGGAGGTTTTGGAGCGTCTCAAGAAGGAAAAGCCGGATGCCCAGATGGAGGATCTCGTCAAGGAGGCTGACACCATCGTCGCCAACGAGATTGAGGAACGACGCAAGCAGCGAGAGGCGGAGGCTTCCACTGACGGAAAGCTCGAGGAAGTTAAGGAGGAGGAGGGTGAGCCCGAGGTTTCATCCGCGTAAATAATATCATCATACAATAAACAAATGATCAAGATTATTGTTACGATAATTTTGGTAAGTGCTTTTTTTATTTTGTTTTATAATCCGACTATTGAATTACAAAACAAAACAGAAACAGAAACAGAAACTGTTAGTACGAGTGCTGGATTTGTAGAGGATACCGACGATGCGTTCATAAATCCCAGATATCCATTTCAACTTATAAAGTTAGATGCCACCGGGAAAATCAAACCCATCTATGGGGATATTGGTACATTTGTACCATACTCAAGTGTACCTGAGGATCACTGGCTGCATGGTTTTCCCCATGAAAAAGCCTAAAAGGAAGACCGCAAAAGCTATGATCCATGTAGATTTCTCTACATTTTCAAATAAATCAAACTTTTTTTCAGGTGGCGGGGACATCATTGGTGGCTGCATAGGATACTCCATAAAATATGGTTGCTCATCCTGTACAGGTTCTTCATTTTTTTCGTTATTTAAAGGATCCATAGTTGGATTGTACTCGATGGGATTGCCTATATCAGTTTCCATTTTCTAATATAGCCCCTGTTTTTTTTAAGCATCTTCTGACTCACTCTCGTCATCCACGATGAAACCTTTTAAATTTCCATCTTCATCCGCGTCACTGTCATCATCCGAATCACTTTCATCAGAATAACACTCCTCCTCTGTGTCGATGTCTGAATCAAAGTCGGTGTCGTGATCGTCTGGCGAGAAATCATCTACAAGATCATTTTCAGTGGGTTTAAATAATTCCGGTTTCTTCGTCTTTCGTCCTGAGCGTCTGGGAATCATTAGAACACTATAGGCATTACTGTTTAAGTATCTTAATAATATTATGGGTTAAACGGTGTGTTCTGGTCGTATTTTTTTTACATATGGGGCACGACTGCTTAATTTCGCTACACTTTTTTATCTCGTAAGACATGACAGCATTTTCATGCATTCCACCGATCATTTCACAGTACCTGGAATTTGTCAATGCCAGAAAGGTGTTCCCCTTTTTGGTAATGTCCAAAACCTCCAAGTCGTTTGAATCAGTCATGTATGTCTTGATGAATACTCCGAGGGGTTTCTTGACGTCGCCACACTTTATCCCCGGCTTCACGATCCTCGTTTTTATCTCCGGACACTTTTCAATATCTTTTTTGTTTGGATACATGCGTTTAACAATATTCGGTGGCAATTGATGTTTCCGACCACAAAAGTCTTTACAAAACCCATCACGGCGTCCCCTGAGTGTCTCACAAAGACAAAAACATTTTTGGAGAATCATCTCTCCGCTTATGATGAACCAAACGTGATTGGATCCATGTTCTCTCCTGAGATTCTCACAATATTTTGAAGTTGTCTGGGCAAGGTATGTATCCTTCTTCTTAAAAAGTTTGGGTATATATGCATTTGACTGCCCCTCCATATTTGTTCGAACGAAATTCTCAATCATATCCCTCAATGCGTCGTCTCGGACTTCATCCTTAGTCTGTGAAGTAGTGAAGGATCCCTCTTTGACTTTCACCGATGGGGGTTCCACGTGAATTACCTGAGGCGCGTTAGTTCGCACGATGGCCATTTCGAGAATTTTCAATGACGGTTCCT